AAGGCGAAATCAAACCAGGTAACTTCATTAACCTACCTTATTATAATAATGGAGAAACAAATCGATACGCTGTAGATAAGAATAATTCTAAACTATCTTTGCAGCAATTTATAGAAGTAGCAAATCAATCAAAAATAAATACAGAAGATTTACAAAAGTTAGTAGACATAACATATAAAAATATTTTAGTAGGAACAAATGAAGAATTTAATGATGGTCCACCATGTCTGGCTCTTTGTTCTAAAAGAAAATTAGATGATGGTAGAGATCGTTTTATGTACAACTATATGGTCTTTGCTAAGAAAAAATATAAAGACAAATGGGTTGATCATATATCTAACGCAAATTATAATTATTTAGAAACACCTTGGGACAGATCAAAATTAGATTCTAAAATTAAAGCTTGGTCTAAAGAAACAGCAGGGCATACTTGTTATGAAGAGCCAATACAAAGTAAATGTATGCGAGCTTTATGTTATTCAAGACCTTATGGTGTCAAATCAGATAGTATTACTTCTTTTCCTGAAATAAGCGATTTTCAAATCATTATGTATATAGAACCTGAATACAGATTTAATGTCGCGTTGCCTGACAGTACTCAAGCAGAAGTTGTTGCCACTAACAGAAAAATAATGACAAACCAAAAAGATTTATTAGAACTAATTTGGGAACAAACAGGAATTTACCATGAACCACTTAAACCAAAAGACTTTAGAGCAAAACTAACTCAATTAAGACAAAACTGTCAAACTATAACACCACCAGAAGGAACAAGTTTAGATGATTTATTGGCTGAAGAATTATTTCAATTCTGTGTTAATGGTCCCCAAGCAAAAGAAAGAATTCAAATTAAAAACGGATCTTGTTTTACTGAAAAAGGATTTCATTATTTTTTATGGCCATCTTTTATTTCACATTTAGGAAATGGATGGAAAATAGATCAACAAAAAATAGCTCAAAAGTTAAAAGAAAGATGTAAAGTTATATTTGGTCATTACATTAAGGTGGAGGGAAAATCTGTGAGTGTTTGTAAAGTTGAACAATTCCACACTCCTCAAATAGAATACAAACCTGTAGACAAGAAAGGAAGTAACTACTAATGAGATATAAAGTTATAGGCCCACCAGGTACAGGGAAAACAAGAAAATTGCTAAATAAAGTTCAAGATTATGTGAACAAAGGAGTAGCCTTAAATAAAATTGGATATTTTGCATTTACTCGTAAAGCTGCTCGTGAAGCCAGAGACAGGTATCTAGATGTAAACACACACCTAACTAAAAAAGATATTAAACATTTTCAAACACTTCATTCATTAGCCTTTAATAGTTTAGGACTTAAAGAAGAAAACGTAATGCAAGAATTAAACTACAAATCTATTGGTGAAAAATGTGGAATACAAGTTAAGTATGCTAGTTATGAAACCAATAATTGGAATGGTATTTTTTCTTCAAACAGTGAATACTTAACCCTAATTAATTTAGCAAGAGCAAAACAAATAACACCCCTAGAACAATTTGATAAAAATGAGCATTTAGGAAAAATAGAAAGAAATAAGATTGATGCTATTGCAAAGGAAATAAATGATTATAAAAAAATTTACCATCTTATTGACTATGCCGATATGATTGAACAATTTTTAAATCCAAAAGACGAAAAGAAAGTAAAGTATCCAGAATTTGATGTAATTTTTATAGATGAGGCTCAAGATTTATCAAGAATACAATGGTCTATGATTCGAAAACTTGAAGAAAAAAATGATATGGATGTATGGGTTGCAGGCGATGATGATCAAGCTATCTTTGGCTGGGCAGGAGCTGATGTTGATTCATTTATTGAATGGAAAGCAGAAGAAGTTCCATTAAAACAATCAGAAAGAGTACCAAGTCAGATACAACAAAAAGCATTATCTATAATTAATATGGTTCAAGACAATAGAATAAACAAAGATTATTTACCCAAAAAAGAAAAAGGAGAAATTCAGATAAGATATAAATTAAGCGACATAGATCTAACTAAAGATGACTGGTTAATCTTAACAAGAACTAATCCATTATTAAAACCTATACCTGCTTTTTTAAAAAGAAAAGGATTTTTTTTTGAAACTGTAGATGGAAAAAGTATGGGTAAAGGTCTCTTTGAAGACATACAAAATTGGAACAGACTCAGAAAAGGAGAGACTCTCCCCGAGATTCAGGAGACAAGGGTCAGGGAAAGAATAAAAGGTAAACCTGATTACAGTTTAGAATGGTATTACGCTTTTGCAAATGTACCATACACCAAAAAAGAATATTTAAGAGCAATGCTTATGAATGGAGAAGATTTATCTAAAGAACCTAGAATAAAAGTATCTACAATTCATGGAGCAAAAGGCGGTGAAGCTACGAATGTAGTTTTATTTTTAAATCAGACTTCAAATACAATGAAGGCTGCAAAAAAATCAAAAGCTAAACAAGATGAAGAATATAGGGTTTGGTATGTTGGGGTAACAAGAACCATAAAGAATTTATATTTAATCAAATGTAATAATAAAAAGAAGGAGTTTATAATATGATGAGTTTAACAAGTGAAGCTATTTTATTGTCAATGATGACATTTTATTTTGGAATCAAACTTTACTGGATGTTTATATGAGCGCATACAAAAAACAAATCGGTGGATCCCATTATAAAAATTTTCGTATTCAGCCGAGCAAGTTTATAAATGACAATAAGTTGCTTTTTGCGGAGGGGAATGCTATAAAATACATCTGTAGACATTCTGCAAAAAATGGAAAGCAAGACTTGGAAAAAGCTAAACACTATATTGATATGATAATAGAAAGAGACTATGTTTAAAGCGCAAACAGAATGGGCTAAGCCAGAGGAATTTCCAGATTTACGTCAAGCTGATACAATTGCGATTGACTTAGAAACACACGATCCAGATTTAAAATCAAAAGGATCAGGTTCAATTGTTGGTAGAGGTAAAGTTGTAGGAATTGCAATTGCAACAGATGGTTATTCTGGATACTTTCCTTTTGATCATAAAGGCGGTGGGAACCTTGAAAAAAGCAAGGTAATTGAATGGTTTAAGGACGTTTGTGCATGTCCTGCTGATAAAATTTTTCACAATGCAATGTACGACGTATGTTGGATTAGAGCGATGGGAATAAAAATAAATGGAAACATTTATGACACCATGATCGCAGCATCACTCGTTAATGAAAATAGATTTAGATTTGATCTTGGCTCTTTGGGTTGGGATTATGTTGGT